GGAAACTATAAATGGGGTAAAACAGGAGAATGTAAATACGACACTCTTGAATCCTGCGAATCAGCTAACTCTAAATACAATAAAATGCAACCAACACCACTAGGAAAGAAGACGTATGCAGAATACGAAAAAGAATTAAAAGAATATAATTTAAGTTCTCAAAGGTTTGATTTTGAAAGCATTAAGACGTTAGATGCTTTAGTGGAGAATATAAAAAAAAGAGAAACTGAAGGCACAAAAGCAATTAAAGATTATTTTCAAGTAAAAAAGGTATTGGAAAAAGATGTCAAGATTGCAGAAAAACAAAACGATTTACGATATAAAGAAGTTGGAAAAGTTAAAAAAATAGAAGATGCATTTTACAATGCAAAAAATAAATTAGAAGATGCACAGAAAAAACTAAGAGGATTAAATAGAGATGTAGAAGAAACAGAAAAAAGAGTAGAAAGAGTAGAAAAAGAAGATTTAGGAATAAGAAAAAATATGCAAAAGTTAGCTGATAATTTAGATAAGTTTTTAAATGCTTTTGAAAAACAATTAAATGCATTTAAGAAAAATGCTAAAGCACTAGGAGTTGATGTGCCTACAAGTAAATATGATAAAATATTTTCAAGTGCTTTTGCTACTAGAAATAAATTAATTAAAGGACAAGTAGGTAATCTATAAAATTATGAAAGAAACTAAAATAGTAGAATTAGTAATAGCAGATGATAGTCAAGAACTAGCTATTGATGCTATCTCGCTAGTAAGTTCTCCTGCAATCGAACAAGACTTTGTTTTCTTTGGAAAAGAGAAAAACAACTTGACATTCGCTAAGGTAGATGAAGAAAAGAGAATGCTAGTTAGTCCTGCACTTATACCTAATAAGCAGATATTTAGATATGATCCTAACACCGATTCGGACTACTATGTTTATTTTAGTCCTGAAACAGTTAGAAAAGCATCTGAGTTATATTTAAAACACAACAACCACCACAAGGCTACTCACGAGCATTCTGAGAGAGTTTCAGGTGTCTTGACTGTAGAGTCTTGGATTAAGGAAGGAGATAGCGACAAGTCAAAATTATACGGATTTGATTTACCTAATGGCACTTGGTTTGTCAAGATGAAAATAGAAAATGAAGACTTGTGGCAAAAGATTAAAGATGGCGAACTTAAAGGCTTGTCAATAGAAGGCTACTTTACTAATAAATTTGAGCAAATGCAAAATCAAGAACCAACAACAGAACAAATACTAAGTGCTTTAAATGAAATGCTACAAAGCAAAACTGAACTAAAAGCAGAAAAGGTAGAGTTGGCTTTAATAGATGATATTGAAAAACTATTAGATAAAGGATTAGCAGAAAAAAGAAAAAGTGAAAAGATAATAAGAAAAGCTGCTGATGAATTAAGAGAGGGTAGTCAGTTTCTAGCAGATGCAGCAAGTAAAGCACAAAAAGCAGTAAAAGCTGCAAAAGAATTAGGTGCTAAAGAAGCGGTAACTCTTTTTACAGTTAGATTAAAAGAAGCACAAGATTTTCAAGATGATATGTTAAAAGCATCTAATAAAGTTTTAGCAGCAATAGATATACTATAAAATCTAAAAATCAAATAAATAAATAACTATTCTATTATATAATACAAACTTACTATAAATAAAAATTACTATGGATTTAAAAGAAAAAATATTAGTTGCTTTAGGACTTAATGAAGAAGAAGTAAAGTTAGGTTGGCAAGGCAAGTCGGAAGACGGAACTATTTTTGTATCTACTGCTGAAGAATTAGAAGCAGGTGTGGATTTTTCGGTACTCACCGAAGATGGCACGACTATACTCGCTCCCATCGGAACATATCGTTTGGAATCGGGTGTATCAGTAAGAATTTCTGAGGAAGGTATTGTGGAAGAAGTTATTGAATCAGAAACAGAAGAAGAAGATACTACAGAAGAAGTTGAAGCAGCAGAAGAAGCAGACGTAGCTGATTGGCAGGGAATGGAGAAGCGTATTCAAAACCTAGAGGACGCTGTAGCTAGTCTTAAAGAAGATAAAGAAGGTGGAGATGATGAGGTTGAAGAAATGACTGAAGAAACTCCTGAAGCTAGATCAACAAATCCAAAAACTATAACTACTAAAGAAGTAGTAGAATTTTCAGCAGAAGATGAATTAGAAAATCTTAAAGCAGAAAATGAAAAACTTAAAACGGAGTTAGCAGAAAGTCCTGCTGATGCACCGATTAATACAAATAAATTTAGTGCTGAAAGAGTTGTACTAAGTAAAAAAGAATTAAACAGACTTTCTAGACAAGAAAGAATTTTATATAACTTAAATAAATAATAAATAAAAAAACAAAATTATGGCGTTTACTACAACATCAAATTTCGCAGGAAAAGCAGCAGGGTTTTATATAGCTCAAAGTTTAAAAGAAGCGAAAAGTTTAGACTTCTTAACTATGATAGAAAATATCAAGTATAAGTCTAACATACAAAGAATGGCAGGAAGTTCAGTAGTTGTTGATGCTACTTGCGACTTTACAGATGCAGGTACTTTAGCACTTACTGAAAAAGTTTTAGAACCTAAGAACTTACAAATTAACTTAGACCTTTGCAAATCTACATTACTAGATTCTTGGGAAGCGTTACAAATGAGAGCAGGTGCAGGTGCGCCTCCACCAGCATCTTTTGATGACTATGTAATTTCTTATATGGGTGAAATTATAGCACAAGCAACTGAAGAAAGTGTTTGGCAAGGAGCAGGTGGAACAACAGGAGAGTTTCAAGGCTTCTTAGGTACTAATGGATATTTAATGCCAACAGGTACTAATGCTGATGCAACAGTTACTCAAGATGCAGCTTCAGGTGCTTATACAGCAGCTAACATTATAACAAACTTACAAGGCTTAACAGCTAGTATGGCAGCTAACATCTCTGCAACATTAAGAAAAGAAGATTTACATATTTATGTAAGTCCTGCAACTTATGCAATGTACATTTCAGCAGTATCTACTTTAGGGTATGTTAATGCTTACAATATGAACGGAGATTATGAGCCAGTATTTGAAGGTTACAAGATTGCAGTTTGTCCAGGAATGATAGACAATCAAGCAATAGCAGCAGAAAAGTCTAACTTATTCTACGGAACTGACCTGTTATCGGATGCTACTAGAATTACTTTGATGGATATGGCTGCTTTAGACGGTTCAGACAATATGCGTTTGGTAGCTAGATTCTCAGGTGGTGTTCAGACAGGAGTTGGAGCTGATATTGTAAGACAATCATAATAACAAAAATAATGGGAGTGTGTAAAAGCACTCCCTTAACTTAAAACATAAAATCAGATGGCTTGTACAAATTTAACCAAAGGACGCTCAATCGATTGCTCAAGAATTTCTGGAGGCGTGAAATACATCTACTTCAGCGTATTTGATGAGATTGATAGCTATGCTTATGATGCAGTTGATTTATCAACTATTGATACTATTGACTTTGGTGGGAACACAATCTACCGTTACACCGTACCTCGTGGTAGTACCACAGTAAATGAAAGTATCACAGGTAGTGTTGAAAATGGCACTCTTTTCTACACTCCAACTTGTAGTTTGGTTCTTAACCGCTTAACCCAACAAGATCAACAAGAGGTGAAATTGTTAGGTCAGACGCAAGTGAGAATTTTTGCACAACTTAACGCAACACTAGCTAATGGTCACGATTCAATTGTATTTCTAGGAGTACATAATGGAATGTCATTAAATGCAGGTACAGCTGATAGTGGTGCTGCTTTCGGAGATAGAAATGGTTACACGCTTACCTTCGACGGCTTAGAAGCTAGACCTTTTGCATTCCTTGAGGATTATACAACAGATCCTTTTGACAATGCAGGATTTACAAATAAAGCGGCAACATTCCCAACAGTTTCATAATTTTAATTAGTAGTTTTCATATATTCTTGATTAGGGCAGCTTTTAGCTGCTCTTTTCTTTTCAAAGAAGTAATAACCAAATAAATCAGACTCATTTCTATTATATAGTAGACAATACATTATGCTACACGCAATCTATAAAGGCAACTATACATTTTACATATCAACTGAAGATATGAGATTTGATAGTTCAGTACCTACTACTCAGCTTAGGTACTTATTCCAATTCACTAATGATATGGATGGAAGGGTTGTTTATGCTTATGGGCAGAATCAAGTAGTACATAATAGATACACTAAAGTAACGTTCTCTCACAACACAACAGAAGATGTATTTTTAGGTAGAGTAAATTTCGTTCCTAATGGCTATTGGAAGTATAAAGTTTATGAAGTTTCAGCAGACGCAAGTTTAGCAAGTATATCTTGTGCTAATGCTCCTGCTTCAGTAGATTCATCAGGGGATGGTATTTTAGGTTCTTGGAAAATAGTAAAAGCACCTGATACAGTAATAGAGTCAGGAAACTTTACAGGCAATAATAATGTCTATCAGGACACTTTAACCGATTTAGATGCAGGTTCTTATTATATACGATTTTATGATTCTTGTGGAGATTTGGTTGCTTATTCAAGTGCAGCTCCACAGTCTTTGGTGGGTGGATTTGAAATTTATGAGGTCGTAACACAATCATCAGGAGTTTATGATGAAGGTAGGTGGATGTTTCCTACAAACCTTGTTAGAACAGCAACAGGAATTACTTTTGATATGGTTTCTTATGCACCTATAGGCTATAAATACTATTCAGAGCAAATTGGTGTGCCGGGAAGTATTGTAACTACTATCACCTCACAACCGCAAACTACTTCGCATACATTTGTTCAAACTAACCCACCATCTAGTCTTAATAATTTAATAGAATATGAGATGACAGATTCATTAGGAAACTCAGTAATGTTAATGCCTGATGGTACAACAGAGGTAATAGTGAATATTCGCCCTGCTGAAAATCCTTTTTTATATTATGGGGATTCTGTATGGATGATGAATACTGACGTTTCTATAACGGCAGCAGGAGTAGTAAAGGAAAAAGGCTCAGCAACTTTCAATATGATATATGGAGCTAGTGGAGAAGCCTTAACTTCAGGATATTGGGTTTTACAAGGATTAGTAGAAGAAGGAAAACTTTACATTGAAGAACCGGCAGGTGAGGAGCAGGTACAATACACTCAGCACCCTGAACCTTCAGGAACAAATTATATATACTACGGACAATAAATAAATAAAAAAATAAAAAAATGGCAATAGAAAATGTACAACAACTCCTAAGCGAGTCAATGGGGAAAAATAGATGTGATGTGATAAGCACTACAGCAATGTCAGGAAAAGACTATTATTGTGTTCATTTTCCTGTTGAAAGTGTTATAGCTTCAATATCAGCAGCAAATGCTACTACAGCAGCAGGAAGTTTAATAGCAAATCTCCATACTACAATGGCAGCAGGAACGACAATCTTTTTAAACATAACCGCTATAACTTTAACGAGTGGAGTTGGGTTGTGTTACTATGAGCAGCCGATATAATGCTCTGTCAAAGATTAGGATTAAGTTTACCAACTCTAAAGAGATTAGGGGGATGGTCGCCTATTAATGAAGATACTTTAGAAGCGTGGTATCAAAATGCAGTAGGGATTACTCTTAACGGCTCAGATGTTAGTCAATGGGCAGATAGTTCTACTAATGGCTATGATATGGTACAAGCTACTGCGTCAGAGCAACCTGCTTATTCAGCAGGAGTTTTAACTTTTGTGCCTACTGATACAAATAATCTACAAACAACAGGGCAAGTTTCTTTGACAGACGACTTTACTA